ATGTTGGGTATGAAGGTTCTGTTTCAAAACTTGACTACTATATACAAGGCGGTCCAGCTTTAACAGCTGTTGCTGATGTAGATGGTACAGAGACAGAATTATCTGGAAAGCTTGGAGGTACTTTTAATGTATCTCAAAACTTTGGTGTATATGGTGAAGTATCTACCATCAGTAATGGTGACGAGGATCGTAACTATGGCACAAAGTTAGGAGCTAAGTTTAAGTTCTAATGTCACAACAAAGCGATAAGGCTAGGGCGTCAGTAACATCACTGACCCCTGAACCAGAAATAAAAGAGGAGAAAAAAGAAACTTATGATGAGGACATCTCATTAGAAGA